CTGCTACTTCTTGACGTATTTTCTTGCTTACATCAATATTAACATTATCTAACGCTTTAGTAACTTCTGTTTTATAAGTCTCAAAAGTATTAGTTTTAAAATTATTTAATTCACTATCATCAGTATATTTGCTAGCTAAATCCCAGTCAGCAGCCGCGTATGCTTGATCCTTTGTTTTTGCGACTTTAGCATATTTAATATCACCATTAGCGCCTTGAATCCAAAGATCACCAATATCATAAGGTGGGGTTGGTGTGGCTGTAAAGATACGTTTTTTAGATGAAGCCAATGCACTTACTGCACTAATTTCAGAATCGGTAATCTCACCCCAAGAATAAGTATTACCTTCTTTCTTATAACGATACGTTTTATTAGTATCAGTATCAAAATACAAGTCACCAACGTGAGCATCTTTAAGAGTATCATTATCCCAATCTACTGCTGGCGCATTAGAATTAGTAGGTACTCCCGCGTATGACCAAGTTTCAATAGCTCCATCAATTTGATCTTGCATACCTTGAAGGGTTTGTTGTAATGCAGTTGCCGCATTCGCTGCTTCAGTCTTAGTTTGATAAGTACTAGCAATATTACTTTCAATAGTATCTTTCATTGTGCCTGTTTTAGCATCAATCACACTATTCATATCTGTAGTAGTAGTATAATTAGCTAATTGAGTTGTAGTATTATTATTAGCACTACTAATAGCTTCTTGTTTAGCGTTTTCAACATATGAAGCAACACTTGAAATCATACCGTCACCAACAGTTAAAGCTGCTTCTGTTTGAGTTACTCGTTCAGCTAGTACTGAATTTGCGGCGTCTATATCTTCAGGTGCAGGTGTCCAGTCAGTCGCCTTAGTGCCTTTTTCAAGTTTAAGATTTGAAATTGAAAATACGTTACCTGTACCATATTCACTATAAAATTCAATAAAATTATCCTGAGTAGTAACTTCTTCTATATTACGATCATAAATCGTTGTCACCACAAAAGCTCGGGTATAATGAATTTCGTCATCAGCCGTTTTAAAAGAATCAGGAAAATCAACCTTTTTGTTTGATACTTGTTTTGGTCCTTTATTATTACTATTATAAACTAGTAAACTTGGATTATTTGTATGAACTTTCATAGCTAAATCAAAAGAAATTGTTACGGTTGTACCATCTTCAATATTCATATAAGATTGACCAACATTAATTGCAATATACTCATTACCCGATTCTAAATGATTAGCTAAAGTTCCTCCGCTGTTCAATATATAATTTCTTCCACCAATTTCAAGATTATTTAAATTATTTTGAACAGCTGCAATGTCATTCTGTAAATTTGACTTTAAACCATCAACTTCGCTTTTGGTATAACGAAGATCAATACCTTCTTTATTAGCTTGAATACCAGCTTCAGCTGTCTTTAAACGAGAAGCTAAAGAACCAGATACATTTTCATCTTGTAAGTTAGAAAGATTTGTTGTTATATTAGTAACATTAGATTCAATACTTGAAAACTTACCGTCAATTCCTTCTTTGGTTGTATTCCAAGAGGCTTGTGTTAAATATGTATTTTCAACAGTTGTCTTGTAATTAGCTAAATCATTAGCTGCTTTATCGGCAGCTCCTTTAGCCGCAAGATCAACAGGCTGGAATTGACCATTAATAAAAGCATATAAACGATCAGAGCTTTGGAAATAACCTGTTGTAGAATCAGATAATAATCCAAGAGGGATGTAATACATTCCATCTGCTTCTGTAGGTTGGACTGTAGTTAAGAAGTTAGTCGCGGCAATCGTAAATACGTTACCAACTAAAGCTCCTTTTAAGTATACCGTTAAATTTGCGGAGCCACCTTGAACAGTAGCGGTCGTTGAGAAGTTAGTAGATGGATGTGAGATATAAGTATCTGTTGAAGTTCTTCCATCATGAATAATACTAGGCGTCCACAAAATAGGATAAGCAAGATTGAATGAAATGTTTGCGGCAACTCGTTTATATCCATTGCTAGTTCCGCAGATAATAACTCCGGCCGCGATGTCTTCTAATGCGGAAACTGCGTTAGACCAACGCACTTCACCAAGGTCATATGTTGTATTAGTATATGGATTAGATACATACCAAGAAGTACCATCATAAACAAGATCAACAATAGCACCTTTATCATACTGAGTACCTAATCTAGTTGTTCCATTATAGTAAACTGATTTAGGACCAGTTGTAACAGGATTATTATTTGCATCATCTTTTAACCGTAAATTCAATGTAACGTTTGCCGCACCTGGCGAACTTAATTTATATTGAATACGAGTACCAGCTTTAATCTCTGTTAAAAATTGAGAAGTACCTGTCCATGTAGCAGTTGCCGTGGTCCCATGAGTACCTACAATTAATTCAGGAGTTAATACATCAACACTTGATTTTGTTGCATAGTTACTACCAACAGAAGCAAGAATACCTTCTTCAGAAACAGAAAATTTACTATCAATAGCGCTCTTATTATAATAATCATTATTGAGTTTATTTGATACGTTTGTAACTTCTTGCTTAGTTGCTCTTAATTCAATAGCCTCTTTAGTTTGATTAATTTCTGTTTGTTGCTGATTAACTGTAGTATTGATAGCATTAATAGATGCAACTGTATCTTCAGGAGCGGGCGTCCAATCTGTAGCTCGAGTTCCGCGTTCAAGTTTAAGATTTCTAAGCTCAACTGTATGAGAAGTAGCTTGTCCTTGTTGAGCATTGTTTAAACGAATGTGTAATTTCGTAGCAGTTGCCGCACGTATTCCCGCAATTGCTCCAAGTTCAAATCTTACCCACGTATTAGGAGTATCAATATGTTGAAACACATTTAATGAGCCAGGGTATGCAGTATCTCCTGAAACCCAATAAGCATCGAACCAATGGTCTGATGTAGTTTTGATATAACCAGATAGGACTATTGGATCATTCTCAGTAACGTCAGCTATGGCAGTAGATAAATTCCAATCAAAACCAATGTCGGTTGCGTTAATAGATTCTGCGGTATTTAATAATAAGTTTCTACCACCAATTCTAATCTGTTCCATATTACCATTAATTGTGGTAATAGAACTTTCTGTTGTTCCAACTCTAGAAGTAAGACCGTTAACTGTTTGAACTAAACTTGAATATTTATTTTCAATATCTGTTTCGTTGTCTGTTACTGTTTGAGTTAATGAAGTAATGTCGGCAGAGTTAGCATCCGCGGTTTGCTTTACATTATTAATTGCATTTGTTGTAGTGGTTTTATATGTATTAAATTCATCGCCACTTACTTTTGTAGCAACCGTTTGTCCCAATGTAGTAATTGATCTACCATGCTCGTTAACTGTATCAATTGTTTGACTTAATGTTGTTGAAGTATTTTTAATTTGTAAATAAGCTTCATTTAATTCTTTTGAAACAACAGGATTAGAATATTTAGTTGTACCGTCAGATAGCGTTGTCGCGAGTCTTTCCCAATAGAAACAACCTTCTACAAATTCGGGAGGAGTATCTGACCATGACCCGCCTTGAAGTTCGCTATTGGATGTAGAAAGGTAATATTGAATGCGGGCGTCCGATACATCGTATCCACGGTCACCTTTGTCACCTTTATCGCCCTTTTCACCTTTTTCACCATCAGCGCCTTTTTCGCCAGGATCGCCTTTTTCACCTTTCTCACCGGGATCACCTTTAGGGCCTGGGGCACCATCTTCACCTTTTTCTCCGGGATCACCTTTTGGACCTTGCGCGCCATTCTCGCCTTTTTCACCTTGCGGACCTGCGGGACCTTGCGCACCGGCCGGACCGGGAGCACCATCTGCTCCTTGAGAACCAACTGAATAAGATACAGTCTGCGTGTCATCGTTATAAACTACAGTAGTTCTTGTCCAAAGAAATTCACCTGGCTGAACTGGTTGAGGTGTACTATACCAAGTTCCTGTTGGAGCGGAAGTAGCACTTGTACCAGTTTGATAAACGACTTCTGTTGATTTAATTCCAGATTTAGCCATTGCCGCGTTTGCTGTAGTGACAGCATCAGAAGCATTTGTTTCAGCTGTAGCTATCTTTCCTTCAACAGTAGTCATCTTTCCTTTTACTTCATCAAGCTCACCGTTAACATCGGTTTTAAATGACCAATAGTCTTGATCTATTCGATCAATTTGTCCACCTTGAGATGCAATATCTGCTAAAGCTTGTTGAAGATCATTGTCTCTAATCAGAGTCCAAGCATATTCACCATTACCATTATCTACAAAACGATAACTTTTTCCTGTTTCTGTATTGTAGAAAATATCACCGATATGATCATGTCTAGTCTCATCATCAAGCCAAGCATTTGCGGGCTCGTTACCAAAAGAAGGATCATAAGGGCCAGACCAAGATTCAATAGCTCCTGAAATTTGATCAGATAATCTATCAATCGCATTATCAAATGCTTCTTTAGTTGGAACTTCTGTAGATAACTTGTTTAGGTCAATTGAAGCATTACCAATACGTTGACCATTGATAGTACCAACAGTAATATTATCTGCATTTAAATTTGTAATTTCAACGTTTGCCGCGTTTAATTTACCCGTGGTAATCTTTCCAGCGTCTAAGCTACCTATCTTTGCGCTAGTAATAGCACCATCCGCAATTTGCGCGGTACCAATAGCACCAGAAGCAATTGTTCCTTGCTTAATCCAGCTAACATTTGCATTAGAAAAATCAGTTGTTACATATGTGCTATCAAGAGAGTCTATCGTGGCTTGTACCGCGCTGAGACTACTCACACTAGCTTTGTCAATTAAAGCTTGATTGATGCTTGCTGTTGTTGTTTCAAGGGTATTAATTCTACCATTCGCAGCTGTTAAATCTTGAACAGAAGCTTTTTGAGCTAATATCTCATCTGTAGCAATGTCTCTTGCTTTAAGATTTTCAATATCTCCTTCAATAGCTGTCAAGGATCCAGAATCAAGTTTACCTGCAATTAAATTATTAACTCTACCTTGTTCAGCTTCAAAAGTAGCAGTAGTAATGCTATTGCTTTCTAATGTATCAATTCGACCAACAGCCGCAGTTAGATCATCTATATCTGCTTTACTAGCAATTAAGTCTTCAATTTCTGCTTGGTTTGCGGAAACCTCGTTTAACTCTAGTTTCGTTGCAAAACTATTATAGATATTCTGTACGTCTGCGTCAATATCTTCAACATGATCTTCAACTGCTTGAAGCTCTTCTTTTGTAGCTAAAGGCGCAACCGCTTTTTCAATTGCATCTTCTACATTTTTTGATAGTTCATCTATCACGGCCATGCTAGGAACGTGTTCGGTGCTCGTATCATTTATATTATTGCTAATAGGGGTAGTATTAGCTATTTCAATACCGTCTTTAAAAATTTTCGCCACTAAACATCACTTCCTTAAAATGACTATAAAATTTTATATATAAAAAAAGGCAGTTATATGTTAATATAACTGCCTTTCCTCTTTTGTTATTTTATTTTAATTAAAATAAATCCCAAAGGTTTAGAAAATACTTAAAGTTAGGATCAGCGGTTGAGTAATGATATTGTCCCCACTTTTCAACGAAGCGATTTAACTCAGCCTTATAAGCTTCTGTTGCTTTACCAAGATTTTCAAAAGCCTTTTCAACCTTAGCAGCATCAGCTTTTCTTTCTGCGGTCGCTTGAGCCTCCTTCAGCTTTTTAGCTTTTTCCGCGTCTGCATGAGCTTTCTCGGCTTCTACTAACTCTTTTTCTGAATTAAAAAGTTGCTTTAATTCATCACTGTAAAAACGCATAATAACTTCCTTTCTAGAAAATCCTATTTCTTCCAGATCTATCGAAGTCCTTCTTCGTAGACATATAATATAAAAGTTATTATCAATTAATTATTACCGTTTGCCCATAGCCGCATAAAGAGTTTCAAGTAAAAATTCATGATCATTTTTTAGTGATTCATACTCATCATAAAGTTTAACATATCTATCATAAAGCTCCTTATAGTCAGGACCTTCTTGATCTTCTTCTATCTTCTTTAAATTAATATCAAGATTATTTATTAGTTCTTTAGTCGTTTTACCGCTGGCTTCAACTCCAAAATCAGCACCCTGAGAATCATGATAATGAAGACCCATAGTGAAAACACCTTTTTCTTTTACACCCGAGAAATTTAGATCTATACCAAAATTATCAGGAATATCTTCAAGGATATCCTCGTCTAGATTGCTATATGCATATTGATCAAGTAGATCGTAAAAATTCATATTAACTCCTTTGGTTAAATTGTTTATTAAAAATTACATTTTCTTGCTCTGCTTCCAAAGCTAAAGAAATTACATCTTCGCAAGCAGTACAAGTGCTATCTCCCCTTATACATTCAAAGTTACAATTATAACGACGTCGATAAAGATAAGGAATAATTTGTCGATTAGGAAAATAAAATGCAAGATCAGAATTTATTTCTTGCAAGTTGCCAGACCAAGTTTGTGTTTCTATCCATACTTTATATAATACTTCAATTTTTTTCCAGTCGTTCCCGCAATCAAATTCAATAGTATCAATATAATTTGATAAATACTCTCCATCTTCAGGACGATAGATTGCATCTCTTGGAGATAAACCTATCATTGGTATTTTATTTACCACTAACCGAGTTCCTATATTATGCTTTTCACATAGTGCTTTTACTTCACTTAAAGAATGATATAGATCTCCTCCAATATAAATATCACTAATTGGAAGATTAATAACATGGTCCAAGAGAGTATAGTTAGTAATAGGTATAGAAAGATAATATTTAAAATTATTTAATTGTTCAAGAAAATTAAAGTCATCTACTTTTATATAAATATTTTTATGAAGTTTATTAATAACTTTTAAATTTTCTAAATCCGCGGCTGACGATATGGAAATATTAATTCGTTTATCTTGATACTCTTCAACAAATTGAATTAATTTTTGAAAATCGTTTTTATTACTATTATAGTTAATATTAAATTCAGATACTTCGTTCATTAAAGGATGATTATATTTATATGGTAAGCTAACATTGAACAACTTCATCACTTCCAATCATATATTTCGCGCGTATCCATATAGGAGGTTCTAATGGTGCTAGAGACTTGTTTCTAATTCTATCTTCATAAAAAAGTCTATCATTTGTATGAACAAAAAGTCCATTTGCGGTATCAAAAAACATATCATTCATAAAACAGTCTTCGCAAACTAAACTAGGTTTACTATGCTTTAAAACATATGCTCCAGTATAAGGTTTATATATACGAACTTTAAAATGTTTTGTGTGAGAATTAACTGTTCCACAAGTAGAACACATCTCTTTTTCACAATGACAACAAAACTTTCGCGCGCTTTGCGCATTGTCTGGTTCATCCAAATCTTCATCTAGCGGTCCGCCGCAATTCATGCAGGTCGCGCGACCAGAAACGCTAATCTTAATATCGTCTGGTACCCAATTGCGACAACACCAATAGACTGACTCTTGGTCCTCAACAAGATCCGCATACATTCCATGAGTGTATAAAAAGATATTATGACTTCCTTTTTTATGCGCGCGAAGATCATATCGAATATAATTATTATTATAAAAGTGCTTTAGATCTTTATATTGCTGATATTGATATTGGTATTTCCAATTTAGATTTTGTTTTAAAAATCGCTGCGCGATTTTTAAAACTTCTAAATCAAGTTCTTTATGATAATAAGGGTATGACTTACCTAAACAAAGAATATCCTTATGTACATAGAGAAGACAACGCCAACTCTTATTAGGAATAGTATAATCATTCCAAATAAAAGGCTTATCACTTTCAAGATAAGTTATCATTGTATCATTGCTATTAAGCATTTCAATAGTGCCGCTTGAATAAGAACCGCCATCTTTCCATGCCATACAACTACGCCAATTACAGGCATTATCGCTCATAGTCATAAAGTCAAGAGGATGAATACTAAAAACAAGATTACATTTAATACTACGAGCGTTATTCAGATCGCTAATTGCATTACGCCACTTATTAAAATTTTCCATCTTATCATAGTTTAAAAACTTGAGAACGCTCTGAATAGTGCGCATTGTGCGCACACCCTGCTTTACAGTTTTAGTCTTATGATCTTGACGATAAAAAATTAAAGAAGAATTATTTGTATATACATTATCTTGAATATATTTATAACATAATAGTGTTGCTAAATTTAGATAATTTTCTTTAACTTCATATGGAACGAAAGAACTATCATACCATTTAGAGAAAAAATTATACAAATCTTTTATAAAAGGATGATTATCTTCTATTACAGAATAATAATATCCAGGAACAGATAGACCTATATCTTTTGGAAGAGGCTTATATATCTTAGTTAATTCTCGATAAAAAACTTTATTGTCCTTTTTTATTTCAATAGGATAGGAGACTCTTAGATTATATCCAAGAGCCTTGTACAGCTTTTTCTTATTTGCGCTCCAACTCTGGAGAACTGTTTCAATTTTATCAGGATAGCAACGAGCATACGCATTAATCCAATGAATCATACACTCTTTATCTTCTTCAGAAATCGCATCTAGCAAATTTTTCATTAAGACATTTTCCTAACTTCTAATAAAATTCCATCGTTTTGATAATTTTTTATAATTGATAAAGCTTGTTCTTTGGTTTCATAAACTGCTGCTTTAGAAAGAGTGTTAACTCTATGTCCCTCTGCATCAAGTGCGCGGAACATAGAATCAGGCCCCTCTAGGTGACTACCTAGAGGAGAATAGTACCTTACTGGTTTAATTCGTTTGCCATAAATGCAATATCCCATTTATACTCCAAACAGAAAAGACCTTACCTTAGTATCACTGCAATGACGAAGCTCCCCAAAGTTAATGGTGCAACCCTTATATCGCTTAGTTACAATATAAGGAATTTCCTCAACAAGAAGATCTCGATAAACATAATTAAGAAGCATACCGATTTGCTTACCAGAAGAAAGATCAAATTCAGGAGTTCCGCAATCGAGAGCAATCTTAGCCTTTGTCTTGAGAATGTCAGACTCTACGATATACTCATTTACAATAGCGGCTTCAAGATTATCAGGAAGCTTCTTAGGAGCGCTCTTATTGACAGACTTACCAGCACGGAACTCCGCACGTACAATCTTAGTAATGATATACTTTCCAAACTTATCACGATAATTTTCGTTACGAATAACGATACCCTCACCTGGCTCAGGATCGTCGTCCGCAAGACGGAAATGATTGTAATCAAGATACGCGACTACATCATTCATAGTTGGATTATGAAGAGCGCCAATGATAGGAATAATCCACTCATTAAGACCCCACTGAGTAAGAACAGGAGCCCAATCATTACGAGAGACAAACTTCTGCTCTTGGATATCGTATACGTCAAAAATCCACATCTGACTTGCGGTACCAGGAATATAACGCTTAATAGTCGCTACACTACCAACACCAAACTCGCCATAGATGATCCAATTAGTACGACCACTATTGGTAAAAAACTCTCGGAGAGCGATGGCTTCATCATTCTTTGAAGTCTGCACCCAAAGAGCGAAGCCAGCATTATCACTATCGATATTAATCGCGCGCTTGCGGGAACCCGCCTTTACCTCTCCATTCTCCCAATAGACACAAGCATTGGTCCCATCGAGCTTAGGGGTAATATAGATATCTCCAAAGAGATAATCAGGATACTTATTAAGTGCTTCTACATGAGTATAGCTTCTATACATTACTTACTCCTTATTATAAAAAGTTACAGGATACGCGGGATTCGCTTCAACAATAATATCAAATCCTGAATCAGTAAAATCAATTGAGGTCACAAACCACTGTCCATAAATAGCAATGTTCCGCGCAGTAGCTCCCCTCTCCAGAGTGACATACTCCTCTTCCATGTCGCCACGACTATTTATCGTCTTGTTTGGAAGAACAAGCGTAATCTGCACATATGATGCGATATCTACATAAGCAAGATTCGCGCAAAAAGCTGCAAGAGTAAGATTCGGCTGGTTGTTCATAAGCATTTTTATTTTCCTTTCCTCTTTGTTTACAAATATATTATATCATAAAAGTAGATGTACTGTCAAGTGTTTTTCTTAGGACCGTGATTATCTATTAATAAGTTATATATTATTTTATATTTTGTCAAGAAAGCATATAAATTGACAATAATAAAAATTTCTATATAATATCAAAACATCGATTGTTTCACGATAAGAATAAAACATTTGACAACATCTCTTTTATATTATATAATTAAATAAATAAAAGAAAGGAGTCTAATGAATAATACTTATACAAAAGATTCTATTGAAAGTTTATCTCCTTTAGAGCATGTTCGACTTAGACCAGGTATGTATGTAGGAGATACAGCTGATGCTACCCAGCTAGCTATTGAAATTCTTGGTAATGCTATTGATGAATATAATATTGGACATGGAGATACTATTCATGTAAATGTTTCAGATAAAGAAGTTATGATTGCGGACAATGGACAAGGTTTTCCTATTAACGTTATACGTGAAGATGGAGAAAGTGTTCTTCAAGCTTCTTTTGACGTAATTAATACTTCTGGTAAATATCGTGATGATGGAGTATATGAAGGTACCGCAATTGGTCTGAATGGTATTGGCGCAAAGCTTGCTAACTTTCTTTCCCATTGGTTAACTGTTAATAGTTTTCATGATGGTCAAGGAGAAACAGTTAATTTCAAGGAAGGCGTCTGTGTTGGAAGAATGTTATTTTCAGGAAAAGATATTCCTGATGGAACAAAAGTAACATTTCAACCAAGTGAAAAATTCTTTACAGATCCAAGAGTTAATCAGAAGAAACTTTATAACTTTTGCGAAGATATCACTTGTCTTTGTCCTGGATTAAAAATTATTTTCAATGATAAATTAATTGAACATAATAATGGGATTATTGATCTATTAAAGAAAAATATTGGTGATAGTATTGAGATCATTAATAAACCATTAGTAGTTCAAAAGCAAAAAGATAAACAGAAAATCGATTTAGCTTTAACTTATACTTCTAAAACTTCTTCTGAATTTTCTGCTTATGTTAATTGCGGCTTAACTACAAATGGTCCGCACATTACAGGCATTAAAAGTACTTTGACAAGAGTCTTAAATAAATGGGCAAAAGAGCAAGGAATTCTTAAAGAAAAGGATAAAAATCTTGAAGGATCTGCTCTACAAGAAGGGCTTGTTCTTGTTTGTAATATTACCGCAGAAGGTGTAGCGTATGACGCGCAAGTAAAGACAAATGTTACAAAAATTGATACAAGTTTTATTTCTTCAAACTTTGGTGACGCTTTTGAGATTTGGCTAGATAATAATCCAAATGAAGGTAAGATTATCCTAGAGAAAGCGATCATTGCGCGCAAAGCAGCAGAAGCCGCGAAGAAAGCTCGAGAAGCGGTACGAGAAGGAAAAGCGAAAAAAGCTACTAGTAAAATTAAAATTCTTCATCCAGATAAATTAAAGGATGCTGAGTACCTTGGACAAGATTCCACTCTCTTGGTCGTAGAAGGTCTTTCTGCTGGAGCAAGTATGGCGGTTGCTCGAGATAGAAAGAAATATGGAATTTTAATGTTGCGCGGTAAGCTAATTAATGCTTTTTCCAATAGCGATGAAAAGTTAAGTAAGAATGAAGAAATTCAGCTTTTACTAAAGGCACTTAATATCACGCCTAATAATTATGATCCTACAGAGTTGCGTTATGGCCGAGTTGCTATTTGTACAGACTCAGACAGCGATGGATATCATATCGCTCTTCTAATTGCGACCGCGCTTCAACATTTCTGTCCTGATTTTATTGAGGAACAGCGTCTATGTTGGTTGCGGTCACCGCTCTATATTGTAAAGACAAAGAAAGGTGAAGAATATTATTTCACTGATGAAGAGATGGATGCTGCTCGTGGGACGATTAATGGTGAGGTACAACGTAACAAGGGTTTGGGTTCGTTGAGCGCGGACCAAGCTAAAGCGTCTATGTTTGGTAAGAATCAGCGAATGGATATTCTTAATCCAACTAAACAAGCAACTAAACTTCTTGAAGATTTGATGGGTAGTTCAGGCGTTGCCCGCAAAGAGTTCGTGTTTAATAAGATCGATTTCAGCCAAGTAAGGGAGTAATATGAACGAAGTATTAGAGTTTGAAGATGTAATCAAACAATCTTTTACTCAATATGCCGGAGCTGTTATTCAATCACGAGCTCTTGTTGATGTACGAGATTGCGTTAAGCCATCCGCGCGACAGGTGTATTATAGTCTTTTTACAGATAAGTTTACTGCGGATAAACCTTTTAAGAAAACACTCAAGGCTATTGGATCGGCTATGCGTTTTTATATTCATGGAGACGCTTCTTGCGAAGGTATTATCATGCGATCCGGTCAGCCGTTCGCTATGCGGTATCCGCTTATTGAAATAGAAGGTTCTTATGGTACGCTAACTGAAACAGGTAACTGGGCGGCAAGTCGTTATACTTCTTCTCGTCTATCTCAAATTTCTAATTATCTATTACAAGATACGAATAAAGCTACTATTGATGAATGGATAGATAATTATGATGACACTGAACAATATCCAAGGGTTCTTTCTTCTCTTGGATTTTATAATATTGTAAATGGGTCAACAGGAATTGCTGTTGGTCTTGCGTCAAGCATTCCTCAGTTTAATTTAACTGAGGTTAATAATGCTTTAATTGCATTGCTTAAAGACGATAAAATTTCTGATGATGAAATTTTATGCTATCCAGATTTCGCTACTGGAGCTACTATTATTAATAAAGCAGAAGTCGCCGCAAGTTTGAAAGCCGGTAAGGGTAGTGCTTGCGTGCTTCAAGCTACAATTGAATATGATAAAAAAGAACATGCATTAGTCGTTACAGAACTACCTTATGGAGTTTACACTAATACTATTTGTGGAGAGGTTGCGAAGTTAGTCGAGGATAACTCCGCGCTAGGAATTATTGGTATTAACGATCTTACAGGCGAAGATGTTTGTATTAAAATTTATCTTGACAAAGGAATAGATCAAGATTTTATTAAACAATTCTTATATGCTAATACCTCTCTACAGAAGTCGTATAGTATTAATATGACTATGCTTGAAGATGGACGTTTTCCAAAAGTGTTTGGTTGGAGACAGGCTCTTCTTGCGCACCTTAATCATGAAAAAACAGTTTATATTAATCTTTATAAGGAAGAACTAGCAAATCTTAAGCATCGTTTAAAAATTGTAGAAGCAATTATTAAAGCAATTAATAATATCAATGAAGTTATTAATATCATTAAGGGCTCCGCAAGCACTAAAGAAGCAAATATTAATCTTCAAAAATTACTTGAGATTGATGAAGAGCAAGCTAAAGCTATCCTTGATATGAAGCTATCTCGTTTAGCTAAACTTGAAATTGATAAATTCATTGAAGAAAGAGATCAACTACTTGCACGAATCGCGATCGTTGAAGCTATTCTTGGGTCTGACGATCTACTAAAGCAAGAAATGATTAAGAAGTTCCAAGAGGTAAGCTCTAAGTTTGGTGATGCTCGCCGCACTAAGGTTGAGCAGAAGCAGATTGCGCGAAACGCTACAGCAGAGAAACAGAAAGAGATAGCTCAAGATGTTGTTGTCTGTTTAACTAAGAATGGCTATTTCAGGAATATTCCTAAGACGCAGTATAAGAATTTAACAGATAATCTTTTCGCAATTCCAATTACAACTTTGAGCATGTTTTATGCTTTTTCTGATGCAGGAAAAGTATATAGATTAACAGGTAAAGATATTCCTATGTGCGGGCCCCGCGATAAAGGCGCTGCCGCAGGTAGTATTCTTCAACTAGGAGATAACGAAAAAATTATTTTTATCTGCGATCTTGACAATATAAAAAATAAATATATAATGTTTATTACTAAAAAGGGTAAAGCGAAGAAAACTGCTATTCAGGATTATGCAGGTGTTACTCGCAACCTTAAAGGCGCTCCCGCAATTAAGTTTAAAGAAGGAGATTCATTACTTACTTACCTTCTATTGGATGAAGAAGATGTAATGTTAACTTCTAATACTCACTACATTTGTTTCAGTTCTGATGAAATTACCGCACAAGGGAAAGTTGCTTCTGGCTTACAAGCAATGAATCTAAAAGAGAATGAATATATTGTTAAAGCAGAAGTGTTACTTCCTAATGCTGCTAAGAAAATTGTGCGGCAACATCGCAATGGAGTAGGTATAAAAATTTAGTTGACGGAATAAAAAAATTAATATATAATATCTTTAATAATTAACGAAAGGATATTATATGCAGTCAGAATTATTTCCCGGTATTGATGTTATACCAGCTATGAAAATTTATAAGCAGCCAACACCATCTGTTATTGAGCAACGCTTAAATAGTGGTAATTATTTAATTCAAGAAAAAATTGACGGTGCTTGGTTTCAGCTTATGAAAGAAGATAATCAAGTTTACCTTTTTGGTAGATCTCCCTCTACTGTAACAAAGTTTTATTTAAATAAAGCTGAAAACGTTCCGCATATTGTGCGCTGGGCAGAAGAATATGTTCCTAACAATACAACGCTTATTGGCGAGATTGCATACCCTGGGGGGCATAGCAACGACGCCACAAAAATTATGGGATGCAAGGGACCCGAAGCTGTCCGGCGCCAGGAACGAGGTACGTTACCCTGGATTCACTATTATGTACATGATTGTATTCAATATGACAATGAAATTTTACTTGACAAAACTTTTAAAGAAAGATATAATATGTTAAGTAAGATTTCGTTCAGAGATAATATCCATCTTCTCCAAGCTTATAGTAAGGAAGATGGAGATTTAAATGAGGTATTAAATACAATCTTTGCAAGAGGAGGAGAGGGAATTGTAGCAAAGCTAATCACCGGGAAATATATGCCAGATAAGCGTCCTATGGATAACTTTAAAGTAAAAAAGGAGAAGGATGACATTGACCTCGTAATTACTAAGTTACTTGATCCTGAATACTATTATGCTGGTAAAGATTCTGAGCATTGGCCTTATGTAAATAGTGATGGTATTCCAATTACCAAAGCTGCGTTTTTTGGTTGGAAAAACGCTGTAGAAGTTTCTGCTTATGATGATAATAATAAACTTGTTCCAATAGGAACAGTGTCATCAGGTATCACTGATTTTATGAAAAGTGATATGGCAGAGCATCCAGAGAATTATTTAAATAAGGTTGCGTCTTTTCAATGTATGGAGCTAGGTATTGCCGCAAATCAATACGTTATGCGCCATCCTTTCTTTAAGCAGATGCGTCCTGACAAGTCTGCTCAAGATTGTAAGTTAAGCGAATTATAAAAATAATTTGCTTTTTAAAAAATAATAATATATAATATGTTTGTAAATTAGTTAAGAGGGGAAGAACCCCTCACGGTTTGAAAGCAAATGCTTTCGGAAAAGGAGAATGTGTTATGGCTCGTCTACTTACTGAGAATTCCGCTGCGGTCCTTCGTTATCTTCAGAATAACCCCAATGCTAATCTAACCGCTGATGATCTGGCTGAGGCCCTTGAGTTCACCAGCCGTCAGATCAATGGTATCGCCACTGGCCTTCAGAAGAAGGGCTTTGTTGAGCGTGTAGAGATTGATGGTATTGAGAAGAAGGTTATTCGTTGCACTTCTCTGGGTGAGAACATTGATCCCGATATGGAGAAGCCTGAGTCTGAGGACGCTGAGTAATTATTAACTAATATTAACTTTTGAAAGGAGGGTGTTTAATTACGCCCTCCTTTTTTTTATAGGAGTGCTCATGTGATAATTGAAATTATTTTAATTATATTAATAGTCGTTTTTTGTATTGTTGGTTATTATTTTGGTAAGCGCGCAAAAACAACTCAAGAGTATATTGATAATGAGCCTTTGCGGCAAGAGCAGCAAGAGTTACAGTCTCAATTAAATCTTTTAAACACATCAATATCTCTTCTTTATGAGCAACAAAAATTAATAAAAGATGAGACTGAAGAAGAAGAAAAGAAATTTGCAAGAGCGCAGTTGTCTCATAGAGAAACTCTTAATCATGATATAACTGTTATACATAACTTAGTAGAAAGCCGCCAAAAAGAAGCTGATGAAGAAATTGCATCAATTGATGAAGAAGTTCACAATGCAAGACTTAATGCAGGTATACAAAAAACTTTTATTCAATCAGAACTTGATTCCTTAAAAGCAACACGTAAAGCCGCAATTGAAGCCTTAAAAAAGGAAGCGGAGTTACAAAGTAAACCAGAAGATTTTTGTATACCGTTTTCCGCACAGGAGCTTCATGATATAAAATTACTTAACGATCTCCGCTCACAATTAAATTATCCAACTGCTCTTGGAAAAGTAATATGGAGTGTATTCATCCAAAAGAAGATGAATAATTTCTGCGCGGCAAGGTTAAAAACATCAGATAAAGTTTGCGGCATTTATAAGATAACGAATATTTTAACTCAAGAATGTTATATCGGACAGAGTGTTAATATTAAAGATAGATTTTCAGAGCACGTTAAAGCAGGCGTTGGCGCAACTGAAGCAAGTGTAACAAATAAATTATACCAAGCTATTCAACGATATGGAATACAAAATTTTGCCTTTGAATTAATTGAAGCCTGTTCTTCTTCTGAATTAAATGCAAAAGAGAAATATTTCATTGGTTTATATCAAAGTGATACAAGTGGTTATAATGTTACGAAGGGAAATAAATAATGGGTCAGGTAATAATTCAGGAAGAAACAAATACACATCCCATATCAACTATTGGTAAGATGATTGGTCTTTGTTATGGATCAGATGTGTCTAATCAAGAGAAAAACTATAAACGAGGAATTAATTGTATTAAAGCTGGTCATGGTAGAGTGCTAGAATTTGCAGATGCATTCTTTATGCTTCAAAATTATTCTGCTAGAGTGATTCGAGAATTTTATACTCATATTGGCGGAGCACCTACTCGTGTCCAAGAGTCAACAAGGTATATTGATTATTCAGATTTTACTTATTATGTACCAGAAGCAATTGCAAAAGGTACTGATGCATCTAAATATTATTTAGATACTATGAATACAATACAAGAAAATTTTAAAAATCTTTTAGCTTTAGGTATTTCTAAAGAGGACGCCGCAAATATTCTCCCCCTTGGAATGCATAGCGGCACAAGTGTACATATGAACGCTAGAACTTTAGAGAATATGGCTAATCAGCGTTTGTGCGCTCGAGCGTATAGTGAATATCGGGATCTAATGCATGATCTTATTGAAGCTCTTTCTGAATACTCAGAAGAGTGGAAAACTTTATGTGATATGATTATGATTTGTAAATGTGATAAAAACGGATACTGTGCAGAGGAGTATAGCTGCGGACGTTATCCTGCTAAAGAAGTTTAATTTGACTAAATAAAATTTTTATGATATTATATTATTTGACTTAATGAGAATATAGAAAGAGGATTTTAATGCGAAATTTTAAGAATACTGTTCATGTTGAAGGTTATGTTTTTGGTCATACTCTAGAGAAGCGAGTCTCCGCAAAGGGTGTAGAGTATATTCGTGGAGATATTCAAGTTGCAGTTGATGAAAATGCAATGAATGTAGTTTCAGTTTCATATATTTATGAGACAGAGACTTTTAACAGCGGCACCGCAAATAGCAAGTGGCCTATTATGATGAAGCTGATTAATGGTGCTCCTACTTATCAGTCTGATGGTCAGAATGCAATGAAGGTTAGAATTGATTCTGCTATTGGAATTAATGACTTTATTGGTCGTGACGGCAATATGGTATCAGCTAAGCGTCCTGAAGGTGGATTTATCCATGAGCTGACTGGAACCCCAAACTTTGGAGCTAATTTTGATGTTGATATGCTGATTGCGGGAACTGCTGAGAAGGAAGTAGAAGATGGCGATGATTATCTAACTATTCGTGGTTATGTCTTTAACTTCCGCAATGATCTTGTCCCTGTAGATTTTAATGTCCGTGACAAGGGTGGTATTAAGTATTTCCAGGATGAGGATATTTCTAATGCGAATCCTATGTTAACTAATCTCTGGGGTAATATTATCTCAACAACAATCGAGACTAAGCAGGAAGTTGAATCTGCTTGGGGTGCTCCTAGTGTAAATGTTTCTACTAGAACTGTCCGTTCATGGGATATTGTTGGTTGCGCTGTAACTCAGATGGATCTTTGGGACGAAGACACAATTACTCAGGAAGAGTTTAAGGCGAAGATGCAGGCTCGTCAGGAACATCTTGCTGACGTAAAGCAGCGTCATGATGAATATCAGGCAAATAGGGGAGGCAATAGCTTTACTTCGGAGCTTCCTTTTGATGAGAAGCCTAAGCAGAAGGCTGCCCCGACTTCAATGGCTAATTTTGAATTCTAATTAATTAATTATTTAATTGTTTTAATTAATTAGAAAGGAGCACAAATGGCTATTGATATTTTAAAAATTCAACCGCATGAAATCTCTAGAGATCTAAAGGGCTATACAATTTTATTTTACGGAGCTTAATCTACTGTAATAAAGGGGTTCCTAACGGAATGAACTATTTTGCTTAAATAGGGTACGGGCAATTTTACAGAATAATCCCTTTCTAATTTTCATATAATGAAAAGGAGAAAGGAGAAAAAAAAATGCCAAAAGGTAAAATTGCTAATCCAGAATGGATTAAAATTAATTGTCAATATTGCGGAAAAGAATTTAGTTATTATCGAGTTGCTTCTACTTGTAGAAAAGCTTGTTATGAATGTATCCCAGAAGGAGAAGAGCATAACGCAAGTTTAATAAGAAAGTTGATTAAAAGAAAAGCGGTCGCTTATAAGGGTGGAAAATGTGTCTGTTGCGGCAAAGTATATCCGCAATCAGTATATGATTTTCATCATTTAGATCCTTCTCAAAAAGATTTTAACTTAGGAAATAAACATTCTACAGTAAAGTGGGATACTGTTCAAAAAGAATTAGATAAGACTATTTTAGTATGCGCAAATTGTCATCGATTAATTCATTCTGGTGATATCGTGCTAACGGGGGAAGAACAGTAGCAATCCCGTGCCGAGCTCTGAAAAGAGAAGGTGTAGAGACTATCGGTGATGAGTGTAGCCGAGTAGGATGGAGATAAGCACCATTCCAAGCATTCCGCCCAGTAATGGGAAGATATAGTCCAAGGGTTTAGTCCCCTGCCAAAGACTGGAAAAACAACCATTGCGTCAAAATTCCCCAAAGCTCTTCTTCTAGGTTTTGAAATTGGTTACCTAGCTCTACCTAACGTTATGGCAACTCCTGTCACAAGATGGTCTGAGTTTAAGAGTATTCTAAAGCAGCTTAAGAGCGATGAAGCGCATCAAATGTATGAAAATGTTATTGTAGATACCGCGGATATTGCTTATGATCTTTGCGAGAAATATATCTGTCAACAGAATGAGAAAGATAAAATTGCGGACGTACCTTATGGCGGAGGTTATGCTCAAGCTCGTCGAGAGTTTGATGAAGCTTTAAGGTCGATCCCGCAAATGGGCTATGGTCTAATTATGATTAGCCATGCTCAAGATAAAACTTTCAAGGACGAGAATGGAAATGAGTACAATCAAATTGTACCTACGTTGAGCAATAGCCCTCGACTTGTCGTTGATCGTATGGCAGACATTATCGGTTACGCGCACCCAATTCAGAATGAAGATGGAGAAGTAAAGACTATGCTCTTTATGCGCGGAACCCCTCGTTTTGTCGCTGGATCAAGATTTAGATTCACTCCTAATGTAATTGAATTTAATTACCAAAATCTTGTTGATGCTATTGGTGACGCAATCGATAAAGAAGCAGAAGCTAATAATGGACAGTTTGTTACTGATAAGAAAGCTGAAATTTATACTGAAGAAAAGCCTGATTTTGATCAGCTAAAGACTGATTTTAGTACTCTTGTTAAGAAGATTCAAGGAGCTACTGGAGATAAGTTCTCAACTGTTTGGGCTCCTAAGATTGTAGAAATTACAAATCGAGTACTTGGTAAGGGTAAGCGAGTTAGTGATCTTACTCCTGATCAGGTAGAACTTCTTGAAGTATGTTATAATGAACTTGTTGAACAAGTAGGTAACGGACTATAATACCTTTTCTCTTGGGTCTACCTTTCTATCTGAAAGGTAGACCTTTTTTGTTTGACGACTTCTTTAAATTATGTTATAATTTATTAGAATATATTTTAAGGAGGTATAATGGCAAGACTAGCTCCGGTTAAATGTCTTTATTGCGGAGAAAGCTTTAGAAGAGAAGAAACTGAATATGTGCAGGTTTCCGCGAAAAGATATGCTCATAAAACTTGTGCAGAAAATCAAGGACAGATTGAAGTAATTAAAAAACAAACTTTTGAACTAGCTTCTAAATGGTTAGGAGATAGTTTAAATATAGGAAAATATAATATACAATATAGACATTTTATTAAAGAAGGTAAGACTCCCGAAGAAATTTACCAAGCTTTAAAGTATTGGGTTGAAGTTCGTCAAGGTGGTCCAGAAAAAGCAAATGGTGGTATAGCTATTTTAGATTATGTATTTGGAGAAGCATACCAGTATTATAAAAATCAAGCTGAGAATAAAAAATTAAATAAAGATATTGATTATCAAGTTGTTAAACAAAATTTATCTGATTCAATTAAACTTACAATTAAACCAACTCCAATAGCAAAACCTAAAAGGCTAAAATTCTTTAAGTTAAATTAGGAGGGCTGATGTTGAAAAATTCAAAATATATTGATACGACTGCGGCGCTCCAAGTTATTGGATGCACAATTCAAAATCCTAATTTGTTAACAGAAGATGGTAGTCATTTTTATAACGAAGAAGATTTTACAAATGATTTACATAAAGTAGTTTTTGGTGCGATTTTTAATCTACATCAAATGGGGACTAATCACGTGACCCCGCAATCAATAGAAGACTATTTAAAGAATCGACCAAATAGTTATGGTATTTATTCAGCTAATAGAGGGAATGAATGGGTTGCGGAAATAGCTAGATCCGCAGATCTTGATAATTTTGAATATTATTATTCTCGAATGAAAAAGATGACTCTTCTTCGCGCATATGAAGAAGTAGGAGTAGATGTATCTTGGATATATGATCCAGATGATGTTTTTAATACTAATTAACGAG